CCTGTAGTCGTCCTTGCTGACGTAGCTTGTATGCAGTTCGCGCTCAATGGCCTTCATGTCGGTTTGCAGCGCCCTGACGCTCTCCCACACCACTTTCATCATCCACCCAATCGCGGCGCCGGCAATGCCCACGATGATGTTGTACAAGTCTTGCGTCATGGGCGGCCTCTAGCGGACAAAAGCATTTACAACAGGGTCTTCGCGCGAAGGCGGGGCTAAAGCATTTAACACTTGCGGCTCTACGCGGAACGCAGGATTGCGAAGACCTCTAGCTGCCGCCTGAAACGGCGATTCAATACGCGACACCGTTTTGGCCCGGTTGGCTTCGCGGCGAAGCGCGCGGTCAAGCTGAAACGCTGTGGTGTTAGGGTCAAGCAAATCGCGGGCGATACGTTCCGCCATTTCGCGGTTTAGGCGGCCCTCAAACCGTTGATAAAGGTTTTGTGCCAACGTGTACGCGCGGTTTAACAGCGAGAGCCGTGGGCCGCCGGTTGCCGCGGCTTCGGTAGCAGCTTTAGAAAGGTCCGGTATATCCGTCCGGCGCCCGGCGGCAATCAAATCTTCCGCGCGTTCAGCCCGGCGTAAATCTTTTCCAATGTCTTGCACCACTTTAATATCTGCGGGTGTCAAAACATCCGACAGGTAAGAGAACCGGCTTTCACCCGTGGACCTCTTGATAGTGCGCGGCGCGTTTTCAACCGCGGCGGCAAACATGCCCGCGCGCGATGCCTCTCCTGTCAATGGGTTTGTCAACGCGTTTTGTATTTCACGGCCAACCGCCATGCGATTGATAGGCCCGCTGGCTTGGGCAAAACCTTCCCGTGCCGCTTTGTACGCCGCCGATTGGTTGTCAATCCAATCCAACAATTCTTTTCGCGTGGCAGAAATGGCGTTGCGTTGCTCAACACCCAAGTTTTTTGGGTTTTCTTTGACGTAATCTTTTAGCGCCTTTTGCAGTCGGTCTAAATCGCGCACCGTATATTCAACGGGCGCTGCCGGTGCAGGCGTTGTCATGATAGGCCGGCCTTGCGCGTCCAGCATACCTGTCGGCGCGGGCGCAGCGGGCGGTTCGGGGCGCCGGATTGTAAACGGCTGGCCTTTTTCGCGGGCTACTTCTTCTGCCCACGACAGCGCGTCGCGTATGGACGGTCGGTCAAACAATGTTTCTATGGTCGCGTCAGCGCGATAGACTTCCGGTTCGGCCCTACGATACGCCGCACCCGAGGTTTGGGTGCGGGCTTCTTTGGCAACCTCTAAAGCGCCCCGCTGCCCGGTAACAGGATTAGCCGGCGCTCCGCTTACTTGTTGCATATATGACTGCCTAGCGCGGCTTTGTTCTTCTAAAATCCGCGGTAGTTCACCTGTAAGTTCTTCGCCCGTTCGAGCAAAAGCCGCAAATTCTGGCGCGCCAGCGGAAGCGGCCAATTGAGAAGTTGTTGGCCGCGCCCCCGGCACAAACTCAGCGTTAGGATTACGCAACGCCTGGAGAATTTCAGGGCCGCGCCCGCGGGCGGCTTTAACATACGCGCGGGCCATTGGGTCGGTCATGTCGTAAGCGACATCCGCCACTTTACCCGCAGCGCGCCCTGCCAGTTGAACGGGCGCAATCACAGGCGTCAACGGGTTGGTGGCCGTTTCCGCGCCTTGCAACACTCGCGCTGTGCGGGTCATGCCCGCGCCTCGCGCAGCAGCAGCCCCGCCGCCAAATACCATGGACGCGTCAGCGGCAAATCCTACGGGGTCTTCGGCAATTGTCCGCAGCGCGGCGTCCATAGACCCATACCGTTCAGCATATTGGTCAAGAACTGCCTTAAACGCTGCGTCGGATTGCGCGGCAAACTCCGGCTTGTACAGCGCGTCGCCTGCGCGAGCCAGCAAAGGGTTGGCCCTACGCATGGCGCCAAGTCCTAGCTGAGCCAGACTTTTTGCGGTTTCAATCGGGCTGGTGACAGCTTCAACAAGACCGCCGTAAAAGTGTTGTGCGCTGCGCGGTAGATTGCTGACCGCGGCGCCCGGCACTTCGGATGCGGCGTACGAACGAGGGCCGGGGATGCCTTCGCCCGGTGCCGGGGCTTCAGCGTCCTGTAGCCGAAGTCGCGCCTGCGCCAGCGCCAGCGCGCGCTGTTGGTCTATGTTTAGTTCTACCACAGTGCGCGCTCCTCAGGCTTCATGACGCCCCACAGACGGCCCCAATCGTTTTGTGACATGCCCGGCGGCGCAGGGGGCGCAGGCGGTGCCGCCGTAACGCCGGCGCCTGCTGAACCGCGCTGACCGGATAACCGTTCACGAATTGCCAAAAGATCGGTTTGCAAAGTTCTAAGCGCGCTGGCGCGTTCCGCATTAGGCCGGCTGCGGTCGCCCAACCGGGCCGCCTGGGCTTGCAATGAGTCAAATTCGGACTTGTTAAGGTCGCCGCGCATTCGCGGCAGCATAGACACAAGTCGCGCGTGAGCGGTTTCCAAATCGGCGGCGGCTTTAGACGCGTCCGTGGAAATGCCGACTTGGCCCAAGGCAAAATCCCGAGCCGCACCAACACCGCTGCCGGTTGCCCGGCCCAACGTGCTTGTTCCGGTATTAGGATCGACGCGGATTACGCGGTTGATAATATCCAACGCGCTGTCAATGTTTCGTACGTTGTCTTCGCGTTCTTTTTCCGACTTGACGGCCTCTGTACCCCGCGCCCGCGCCCGTGCTTGTTCTTCTTCGCGTTGGAGCCGCATTTCGCGGGCTTCGGCAATGCTCCGTGGCAGGCCGGGTGCCGCCGGGCGCACGTCAGACACAGGCATGGCCAAGGGGTTGCTGGCCAAGGTCGCGTCGTCGAGGAAGGCGTCAGCCTTCATGCCGCCGCCCGTGGACGGCTTGACAAACGCGTTGGACACCGGCGTAACTGTCATGGCGTTGGTCAACGGCGTTTGAAGCACCGGCGACGTAAGCGCCGCGCCAGGCTCTACGCGGTTGTCCGGTGCGCCCAAGGCAAGCAGACGGCGCCGGGCAGCGCCGGGGCCGTAGTCTACCGTGTCGCCCGCCCATTGGAGAATTTGACCGACGGTCTTGCCCTTCAAAAACGGATTGGCGTCGATTGCGTCTTTAGACAATACGCTTTCGACAGACGCGTTAGGGTTGGCGGACAGCAGCGACCGCGCGCCACCAATGCCAGCGAAATGCGCTAAATAGAGATTGGCGCCGTTAGGCTCGAACCCTGCGCGGGATAGCGTGGCTGCGTTGCGGTTGGTGTGCGCCTCGCCCAGAAACTCTTCAATGGGCCGACCATCTGGCAACGTGGAATTGCGGTATGACAGGATTTGAGAATTGCTCAATCCGCGCGCGATGTCAGGGAAATTGCGCTTAAACTCGTCGATAAACGTGGGGTCGATGAACTGAAATTGCCCCCGCGCCGACGACGCCGGGTTAGCCCCGCGGCCTTCGCCGCGGTCTATGGCGGGCAGAATGGTAGAGATGTCCGTGGACCGCGACGTGGGGACGGGCGCCGCGCCTGTTGCGGGCGCGGACAACGGGATAGTGTCGCCAGCGGCTGCGCTTGGCGCCGCCGGGGCCGACATAGGTGTAGCCATCGGCGCTGCGGCAGGGGGCGCAGCGTTACGCGCCGGGCCTTCAGTAAAAGGTACGATTTGCCCTAAACGCCGGTTCATCAAGAACGGCGTACCTTCTATTTCAATTTTTTCCCATTCCGCAAGCGATTGATCGGCTTTTTGCATAAGTACGTCTAGGCGCGCTCGGTCAAAAGTCGGCGGTAACTGCCGTGACCAGCCCGGTACGTCCCGTTGCACACGGGCAAGAAAATCAGCGTAAGTGTCGGGGGTAAGCCCCGGCATTTCGTCGCGGTATTGTTGGGTTAGTTGGATACCGCGTTGAACATCTGCGTTTTGCGCTTGGCGGCGCTGGTTTAACCCTGCGGTCAACGCTTGATACGCCGCCGCGCCCGTTGTTGGCGCGACCGCCAACAAACGGTTAGGCGCGTCGGGAGATGATATATCAAAATCTGGCGAAGACATTAGCCGGCGGATATTACCCCGCTCTTGCTCCGCGCCCATTAACTGCTGTTCGCGCATCGCGTTTAACGATTGCGTCTGCATAGCGTTAGACATGCCCACGATGTCGGGCACTTGGAATTGGCCAAAATTAAGCGGAGCAAAAGACCCTGACATGTGTTGGCTCCTTATGCTACCGGCGGCTGAAGTGTATAACCTGGGGGCACAGGAGGTCCGTATAAACCGCCGCCGCCTTGGTAGTAAGCTGTTCTAGCTTTGTTAAGCTCGTTTACGCCGCCGAGATATTGAGATTGCATGTACAGATTGGCCCCGGTGCTAAGACCCTGGTTCAGCGTGCTGGCCATGTTTGAGTACCCCGACGCGCGAGCCTGGCCGCCGGCCAGCGCAGCGTTTGACAGGCCGGCGCCCATGCCCATGTAGGTGCTACCCATCCCGGCGCCGGTTTGGCCGGCCGCAGAAGTTAGGGCGTTTGCGCTGGTCTGGCCAGAACCCATAAGGCTTTGCAGCGGGTTAAGCTGGTTGGCGCGGTTCACCTGGTAGCGGTTGAACGCGTTCTGGTACTCTTCAGACGCCGTGCCCTGTCCGAACCGCGTGATGCCCTTGAGCGTAGAGCCAGACAGAAGGCCGCCGCGCGCGGCCGCTGACCGTTCAAGCGCCTTCATGCCCTCGCTGACACGAAACCCGTAGCCGGGATCGGCGGTATAGTCGGCTAGGCTAAAGTCGCGGGCGTATTTACCATAACCGGGCGCGGTTTTATTTTCGCTTAAAGCCAAATAATCCATCAGCCTGTTTTGCGCGGACAGGCCGGCTTGGCGAAACGGTTCTTGCAGTTCGACCTGTTTGCCGAACATCCGTTCCTGGGCGTCGATGGACTGCTGCGCGGCTTCGGAGGTAGCGGCAGCCGCGTCGCGCGCGGCTCTCTTCTGCGCTCCTGCCGCTTTGTCCGCCGCGTACATGCTGCCGACTGTGCCGATTAAGGCGGCGCCACCTACAATAGCTGCTGCTCCGACCATGGCGTCAGTCTCCAATCCACTTGGTGTAATACACCTCAACGGGCTGCATTTTCAAATACTCAAACAGCCTAGAAGCGTCTTTGTGCAGTTTGGACCCAAAAAACATGCGCTGGACGCCCCGGCGTTTGGCCTCGGTTTCTACCGCCCGAAAAAGCTTTACGCCTTCCATGCGCCCGCGGATGTTAGGGTGGGTCCAGAAGATGTCCATCTGAAGGGTCAGGCAAGTGCTGTAATGCAGACCGGGAAGGACAAAACCGACGAAATACCCGACCAGCCGCGCGTCTTGCCGCAGCGTCACGACAAGGAGTTCGCCGGCGGCCTCGCTGGCCGCGTACACGTCGTACCGCATGGACAGCGGCACCTTGTCCTTGTTCAGCGCCAACTCTTCCCAATGCGCGGGAAAGAGTTCTACTGCGTCAACAAGGAACTCGCTCCAAGGTTCAACTTGCGCCGTAATCACGTCAGCCGCTCCGAATATCTACGATGCAGACAATCCTGTCATCGTCGCTGTTGTTTACGACGGAATGTGTCACGCGGGTGTTGACCCACCAAACTTCGCCAGGGCGAAAGTTGACGGTTTCGTCTTCGCAGTGAAACAGCGCGCCGGGGCGGGATTGTAATGCAATTTGATACCGGGTGTAAAATTCGGCTGACGTGCCGCGATCGACATGCGGGTATATGATGGCGCCTGACGGCAGCTTGGTGACGACCGCGCGCCCCAACTGAACTCCATCAACGCGGCGAATTAGGTCCAGCACCAGCCGGCGCAGCGACGGCAGCGCCGTCCATGCAGGATAGGGGCGCGTCTGGATGTCGTTGGTAACGGCGGAAAAATCATCGGACACCTCGTTGAACCACAGCCAGATGTCGTTCACCGCGCTGTGGGCGGTTTCTGGATGTGTAGTCCGAAGGGTGTTCTGGTCCCATAGTTCGGGCTGCACCGCCAACTCGCGCAGCACCGGCGTAACGTCAACCTGCTCTGCTACACAGAGAAAATGCTTCACTGCGTCACCTGGCGCCCGCTGGCGCGCATGTTGATCGCCGACGCGGTGCCGGCAATCGTCGAGATGAACCCGCTAGGAGACAACACTTGGCCCACAATCTCAGGGAAGGTGTAGGTTTCGCCCGCTTGCAGCGTCTTGTTCTGGACGATCAGGTTGTCGTTGCCGGCAGCGCCAGCGCCCGTCACCAAGTTGATGCTGATCGTCGCGGCCGTGCCGGTGTAGTTGGTCGCGGTGAACTTGTCGATGATCGTGGTCACGCCGGTCGACGTATATTGCGTCGTCTGCGTGTTTTCGGCGGTCTTCGCCGGGATCAGGACGGTTACGGTTACGGCCATTGGTTAGCCCTCACTCGTACAGGATGTTGATGCTGCCCGCATCAAAGGTGTCGGTGCCGCCGACGGTCGTGATGCGAACACGGTCGAGGGTAGCTGAAAGGGTTTTATCACCAGCACCAAAAGCATTAGCGGTCGTTGATTGTTTTACTACGTGATCCGAAACCCATTCGTTTCCGTTTATATTCTTAATTACCATGGACCCCGAAAACAAATTTGTAGCCGTCGCAGACCGGATAATAAACCCGGCAGTTGAACTATCGGTAAGTGTTGCTTGAATACTTGTCGAAACGTACCCTGTATTTTCAATGCCGCCAGAATCCCCAAGCTGTACAAGGAGCGCGCTTGTCCCGTTCGTGCTGACGCCGCTGAACATCACCGTCACCCGCTTTACCCATGACGGAATGCCGGTGAAGTCGATGGACGTACCGCTAGTGCTGGCCTGCGCGGTGCCTTGCACCAGCGGGTAGACGCTGCCCGTTACACCATTGGCTTGCAGAGTGCCGGTGATGACCGCGTTACCGCTGACCGTAGCGTTGCCGCTGATTGCAGTATTGCCACTGGCGTCCAGCACGATGTTGTTGGTGACGGATGACCCGTGCTTGAGGTTTGTGGCTTGTACCGTGGACATGGCTAAACCTCACTCGTACAGGATGTTGATGCTGCCCGCATCAAAGGTGTCGGTGCCGCTTAACGTGGTGAGGCGCACACGGTCTAGCGCGCCCGGCAACGTGATAGAGCCGGAGGTAATGTAAGTCACGTTGCTATTGCCTCTCGCAAAACCCCCATTGCCAACCCAAATATTGGTGGTCGGGTTGAGAAGAACAAATTGAATAAGCCCGTCGTGCGTATTTGCAGCGGCGTCCGAAACTACGTCAAAACCAGCAGTTTGCGAAGCAGTGGACAATGTAGTGGTGCCAAAGACGGTGTTAGAGCCGGTGTACCCTGACGATACAACCCCCGCCGATGAACCAAGCTGAAAACGATACCGCGAAGTTCCGTTGGTGCTGACGCCGCTCAGCATCACCGTCACCCGGCGAACCCAAGACGGGATACCGGTGAAGTCAATGCTGGTGCCGCTGGTAGACGCGACAGCAGTGCCAAGAACTAAGGGGTACATGGCCGCGGCCACACCGCCGACCTGTAGCGTCCCGGTGAGCGTAGCGTTGCCCGACGCGTCCACCAACAGCCGCTGTACGCCGCCGGTCGCGATGGCAACCTGGTCTGCGGCGGGGTAAAAAACGCCGGTGTTGGTGTCGGCGCCCTGGACAGCAGGGGACGACGCGGTGCCGTCAACGCCTGAGATGCCAGTGGAGCCGGATATGGTGATGGGCATCAGATACCTCCTAACGCGGCCTTAATTTCGTCGGGCGTCGCAGCTATATCAATTGCGTCCTGTATTAAAGCGTACTTTGCCCGAATGTCTTTTCTGGCTTGTTCAGCCGACGCAGCGTCGGCGCTGGGGATTTGCTTCATGATAACGTCGTCGTAGGGCTTGAACTCTTCCGCGCGGGCCGCGCGGCGGAGGCTGTGTGCGATGTTCTTGGCTTTGTCGACGTTGATGGTGATCACGGCGTGTACTCCCACGCGCCTCGGAAGGTGCGGTCTGTTGGGATGTCAGCAACACCCACGATCTTGAATGGCTTGCCCTCCGGCACATCCTTGGCGGCGATTTCTTCAATCGTCAGGCCGCATTCGGGGGCTGGCACAATCACGGCGACGCCACCTTCATCTGTGGGATATATGATGCGTTGGTTCATGGTTGGCTCCTAGCGGAAGATGGCGACATTGATCTGGCTATTATCACTAGCCGCAGCCGTATTGCTTATACTCACCAATGTTCTAACAGAAGAACTATTTACATTATTTGCTGTTATTGATCGATTTGTTAGTGTGTTTTGAAATTCACCGGGAGAAGCTATTGCAGTGTAATTTGCATCTGGCATAGCGTTGGTAAAGTTCACCGTATAGTCACCAGTACCATTGTCTGTAATACTGGTGACGTTGCCGCTCGCGCGGATTGCGACCGTGCCGGTGCCGTTAAAGTTCACCCAAGCGCGGCAACCATAAGCCACGGCAACAGAGCCGTAACCGGAGTTGAATTGAAGATCGCCAGAACTGTTCCATGAAGGAGCGCCAGTTGAAAGCATCGCCGGCGTGACCGCGGCAGTACTTCCGGTTGTCACTACATTGCCGGTAACCGCAGGAAACGTCGCTGTAAAATCGCTGGCGGTGCTGGGCGTCGTCAGGGTGACGCTGCCGCCACCAGATGAGTTGAGTTTTACCGGCATCTTACGTCACCGTCCATGTGCTGCCTGACGGAACGGTTACAGTAATGCCGCTCGCGACAGAAATTGGCCCAAACGTACCTGCATTTTGACCAGTTGGAATAGTGTAGTTGGTCGTCACGGTCTGGTCGTTAAGGTAGAATATCTTGTCAGTGCCGCCCCCAGCCGCGCCGCCGCCGATACTACCCCACAAAATGCCATTGTAGCCTTCAAAGCTGCCCAGCGTCGTGTTGAACCGCAAATACCCTGACGCGCCTGTAGGCCGCTCTGCGGTAGTCCCTACGGGCACCAGAACAGCGTCTGTGGAAAGGATGGACAGCTTAACCGCGGAACTTGTGCCGCCTATGGCAATCCTGCCGCTGACGTAGGCGTTGCCGTTGACGTACAGATCGCCGTTTACGACGGGGCTGAAACTGGCCGCCGGGCCGTACACGTTGTCGTAAGTCGCAATCGTGATGCCCGTCGAGGTCTTCAGCACAAATTTGTAGGCTGTCTGATCGTCCAACCAAATTTCGTTTACGCGGCCAGCAGCGTCCAAAACAATCGGGTTGGCATGTGGTGTCGTGCCAGAAGACGACGTGTAGGTCGCTACCGGGGTCGTGGTGCCCGCCTCGTAAGTGTAGATCAGGCCCCCCGTAAGCGGGTCGCCGTTGTTGTCGAAAAACTGCCCTCCGACGCCGGCAAAGAGTGAGATAACAACGGCCATGCTCTACCTCGGCACAAGGGTTAAGGTAGGTGCAACAGTGTATGTTACACGCAACCGATCATTAGGCGACAACCAAAATACCCCAGAAGTCGAGCCGACACCATAGAAAGTTACGTTGTCGCGCGAGAAAGCAATGGCGGATACCGTGCCCCCCGTCACAATGACATCTATAGACCGCCCGGTGGTGTTTTGAAAGGTGAAAGGTGACGCGCCGGCGGCTATGGCGCGCGGCAGGATAAGCCAGCCTGGCACCTCGTCGATGCGTGGCGGCGTGACCGCTAGGGCCTGCACTTGGCTCTGCAAGACCGCGTCAGCGTTGGCTGCGTAGGTGTCTGTGGGGTTTAGCGCGGCAGCTTGCAGCGCCTGCACGAAGACCGCAGGATCGTCTGATGGAGGCCCTAGCTGCACGTCTTGGAGCGTGTCGGTGTTGGACCCGCCGCCGGTAAGGTTGAACAAGTTGAAGAAGAACCTGTACCACTCGCGCGCCATTAGCCCGGTGCGGTCGTCAATCAACGGCACCCGAGGGGCAGGGATATTGGTTATATTAGGAGGGCTAGCCATTGGTCGGGCTAATCGCCAGTTCGGCGCCCAAAATGGTTATTTTAACCGGATCAGTGCCCGACACCTCGTACACTCGGTCGCGGATTTTCTGTGTCATGCCAAGGCGCCGCCAAATGGTGCGGTAGCCAAACCGCCCGATCTGACCCATAGACTTCCAATGCTCGTTGGACCAGGTATGGCCGCCGTCATCAGACCAGCGCAGCATCGCGCGCGGCACCATGGTGGCAAGATTGGTCGCGGTGGCGTAAATATAATCGCCGCTCTCAGTTATTAAGAAATCGTCGCCTTCAGTCAAAAGCGCGCCGGACAAGTATGCGCTGTCGAATACCTCGTCGTCAGACGGCGCCGTGCTTAGCCCCACTCCAGTTTCGCAATCCAACTGAAGCGCGTGGTGCGCGGTGCGGCGCAGGTCGTTTTGGCCAGTAGGCAGCGCCCGCCACGACCGCAGCCATTTTTGCTCGGCGCCGTTGTCAGCGTACACGTCAAGATCAAAAGCGTAGATGTTGCCGTTCTCGTAATCGCCGATGACAATTTCGTCGTTGAAGTTCATCTGGCAATTGCCGCGGTGCCGGGTAAACTGGCCGTTATCCCAGCCGGCGCGCTCGTGCCAGGCTTGGGTAGCCACATCGTACACCCATGTCGTATTGGCGGACGGAAAGACCAACACATAGAACGAATGCCCGTCTTGCTGATAGGTGTAGCCAATCGCGTCGGACAAATTGCCGTACTGTTGGATTTGCCATTCAACGGCGTGTGTGGAAACGCGCTGGCCGCTATAGCCGTTTGCGCGATAAACAATACCGCGTCCGCGCGCGTCGGCGCCCAACCAAAACAGGCCGTTGTCCAACTTAGCGACTGAATAGGCTGCGGCGCAGCCGATTTCGTTGAACGCCCCTTGGATGCGTTGCAGCGGAAAATCCGCGGTGCCGGCGTCGTACCAAACTTCGACGGAGGTAGTGCCAAACAGCCAGACTTCGCGGTGGTCGACGATCAAAGCCACAAGCCCGTCAGGCGAACCTTCCGCACTGGCAAAGTCCAGCGGGTCTACCTGCGTACCTTCCAGCAAGCTGGTCACCCAGAACTTTTGGCTGTTTGGTTCGTTAAAGACAAAATAGCCGTCGATGTACCCGACCGTCACAGCGCCAGGAAAGTCGATGTCATTGATTTGCTGGAAGACGTTTGTGAACGTGTTGTAGATGTAGCTGGGGCCGTTGGCTGCGATAAACAACTGAGTGCCGTTGTCCGTCATGGACACAGGACCGGTATTGGTAATCGTGCCTAACGCCGTCGCGGCCCAGTTGCTGTTGAGTTTATACAGCGTGTCGCCAGACACCACATACGCGTAGGCGCCCATCTGCCAAAGGCCGCGCACAGGGCCTGTGCCTATTGTAGCCAATAGCCGTAAGCCTGGCGCCCGCTGAAGAAACGCCGGCTCCTTGCCGCCTTCCGGTACAAGTTCTGGAAAGAGGTTGACCATGCGGCTGTCCGCAGCGTTGACGCTGCGGGCTACATAGGTGGACCCAAGGATCGGCGTCTTCATCAGTAGTTGCCGGCAAAACTGTTAAACCGCTGGCGAGTGCCCACAATGCTGTAAGGCAGCGCCATAATGTCGTCAGGGTTGTTGATGCGCTTGAGATTGCGTTTAGATGTCATCGCAATTCGTTGCACTTGCGGAGTAGGCTCTACGCCAAATTCAGGAGCCAATTCGCACGCCAAATTATAGCGAAAACACCGCAGATAGCCGGGCGGAAACGCCAGCGTTGTAGCCAGATTAGCGGGCTGCGTCAGTGGTTGGACCGACACGATGTGAAATTCTAGCACTTTGGTCGGCACCGGATAGACGTACATTTCAATGTTGGGGTACGTCATGTTAATCCACAGTACCTGCGGGTATGTGCTGGTAACGGTCTTGACCGCAATGCCGTTGTATTGCTGCTGATTGATCAGCTTGAGGCCGTAGGAGATGCCGGAAGCCGGATCGCGAAAGTAGGTGCTGTCGTCAACCAAAATGGGACGCTCGCCTACAATATCTCCGGTCGGCCCAAACGTGCGCGAAATAGTGCCTGGGGGCCAAGTTTCTACTTGGTCTTGCGTGGAAAACACGGACAGCCGTTCCGTGTTCCAACTGTCGATCATCTGGTTAAGAGCGTACAGCGCGTCTTGTGAAGTTTCCGCCGACGGCGTTTCACCTTCAGCCAAAACATTCAGCAGGCGAAGCGCGCCATTGATTTGATCACCCGCTGTTGTCATCGCCGTTATCCTCTTTAACTACGCGAGGCCGGCTGCGGCGCCGGCTAGCTAACCCGTTTATGCTTTCGGCAGGTTCCGGTGCCGGAGCCGGCGCAGCAGGGTTATAGCGCATCCAGCCGCACTCTTCATCATAAATTGCTTCGGCGTCCATCGTGGCGACCTTAGTGCCGTGATGGGGGTGCTGTAGATAGATTACGGCCATACAAACCTCTGAAGGTCGGCCCCTGCCGAAGCAGGGGCCGGGTCGGTTACGAAATCGCGTACAGCGCCCAGGAGTTATCCCCCAGACGACGTGCGCGGAAGGCCCGCACGGTGCCGGCGGTAGCCGCAATAGTCATAAGACCCTGCGAACCGCTGGAACCGATTGTCCAGCCAGTGTTGGTGGTCATTGTGATGACGCCCGCAGTCGTCGTGTTGATGACGCGGAAGTCAAACGCAGACCCTACTTTGGAGTTGTTCAGGTAGGCGTCCAGATCAGACGCCAGCGGCAGCGTGTAGGCGGCGGTCGTCGTCGGCGTACCGATGATGATGCCGTTAGTAAGTTGCGCGGACGTCAGAGTCGCGCTGTCCGTAGCCGTCGCCGGCGCGGGAACAGTGACGATTTCCGGTTCGTTGAGGTTGCCATCACCAAGCTGATAGCCGCCACCGACAGAAGGAAGTGCCATGATCGTGTTCTCCTATCTCTACCTGTTAGCCCCACATCCGCACGGCCATTGGCGGGCGGATGGCGCTGAAACCGTACAGCACGTCAATACGGCACGGCAGGCGGTCGTTGTTGATGTCGTACTGGCGCACAACACGCATGGAGATGCCGTTGTGGACCTGACGGGAGGCCATGTCGACGCCCTGCGGCAGCAGAAGGTCGGCGGTGGCGAAGGAAATCGCGTCCTTGTGGTACACGAGGTTCTGCGGGTACTGCGTGGAAGCAGAGCCGAGGAACGTCACAACGGCAGAGGACTGCGGGAAGCTGTCCACAGTCGCCAGCGCGTTGCTGGAGGTGTAAATCGCCGGGCTGATCTTCACCGAGGTGTAGGCGCCACCGGAAGCCGTGTTGGCTTCGGTCACGACAAACTGCTGAAGCGAGCCGGTCGATTCGCGGGTCTGCGGGTTGACCGCGAACACGCTGGCGATGGTGAACACGTCGCCGGCAGCAATCGTCTGAGAGCCGGTGCCGGTGATGTTGATCGTCGCCTGGCCCTGCGTGGACACAGTGGTGGTCACCGTGTGCGCGCCGGTGCGGCTGCCGGTCGTGTGCTGCTTGATGGACTGAGACATGTTGATCTCGTCAAGACCCAGCACACCTTCACCCATCAG